CATGCATCCTGCAATGTGTTGACGTCAAGGTACAAGTCTTGTTGGTTAGCGTCCTGTAGGTATGTTTGGCTGTGACAACACAACAGGCATCTGCCCGAATTGTGCAGTGCAATGCCTGAATCTGCCCAGGCGCAATATAATGTTGACTCTTGTTTCATGTTGTAAATATGTATATGGAAACTACTCTCAACACTAAATTCATTGGTATTCGACGCTTTGTAAGCGAACTAAAATTAGAGTTACCATTTGAGCGAGCGCAGATTATCCAAGAACTTGATGACGAAGCGTGGGTGCCACATGGCGAAGTTGCTCCCGTGGGACACAATCCTTGGCCTAACACACGCTACAAGTGTCTGCGGCCACAGTGGAAACATCAAGCACTTACGGCCGTCAGTAGATACTTTGGCAGTGTTGAATTCAAACGTCAGGCTATTGATTGGATGTATCATGAGTATCATGGCATTGATGTTACTTGGGGCATGAGTGCTGAAGAAATGTGTCGTCGATCAAGAACACATATTGAGTTTACCAAAGACATGCCAGGTTTTGTCAACGACATACACACAGATTATCGTCAGTTGATTGCCACAGGCATGATTTACTTTAGTGATCACGACACTCCAGATCTAAGTTCCTATTTTTACACTGACCAAAACCGCAGTAATCCCACCCGCATGACCACTGCGTTTGGCGACGGCTGGTGGCACATGAACAACTACGATACCTGGCACGAAGGATGGAATCGTACTGATCAAGTGCGCTACAGTGGCTTGTTAGGCCTAACTATCTACACAGCCGACTTGCCCGAAGACGATCCACAGTTTCCGCATTGACGATTGCATATAATCAACCGTCCTTGATCAAACTCAGGGATGGTCCATGTTTTTTCAATCTCTTCAAACCATGCAATGCATTCTGCCAGACTGTGTTCTAATGCATTGTTTTTTTCTATCATGTGACTAAACTGTTTGTTTACAGCTTGGTGCCAACCTCCGCGACCAAAGGTCTTGGGTTCAAACCCAAGGTAACAGCAAGGATACACATTGCCAGTGCTAGCAACATACACTGATTTTTGTTTCTGAACCTGACAACTGATGGGTTGAGGAATGTGATTATCAGCAATATCTTCTAATAGAATCTCTCCATTGAGTCTAACATCACGCATTTTTTCAAAATCTATTTCGCCAAACTCTTTCAACGGATCACCAATGGTATGAGTAAGTTTTCCATCTTTATCAAACACCGGACTGTTGATTCGATCTCCTCTAGTTAACATAAATCTTGAAAATCCCAACTGTTGGCTCAGTTGCTGTGCTTCTGCTTGCTGATGTTTATTATGGTCAAACTCAATCATACGCCACACCGCACGGCCGCCTGCGGCAATAAATGTTCGGGCGTTTTGTATTACTGTAGAGTACAAGGTATTCTGTCGATACAAATGGTGTGTGTCTTCTAGTCCATCAATGCAAAAATATACTTCTGTGTTTAATCTAGCAAGATCTTGCCAGAATTTTTTATTTCTAGCACCACCGTTGGTGCTGATCATGACATGAAGTTTTGGATTGTGTTTTTTAAAATATTCAATTATATCAACAGTTTCGGGATTCATGACTGCATCTCCAAAGTTGCCGTTGATATACAGTTCGTCTAACTGTTTTATAAAGTCAGGCGGGAATATGATCTGTGCTTCAGACAAAGCCAAGTCGCGTTCAGTAAACCCATTGTTATAAGGGTATCCAAAAAAACTTCTAGGGCATAGTGGACAGTTAGCATTGCACCTACTGGAAATTTCTAGGTGCACATGTCGTATTTGATCAAAATCATACATAATCAAATAGAGCGTAAACGCTGTAACGGGTTTGATTTAGAGGTACTGGGTGTTTCATCTTGTGCGGCAACTTATTTCTGTTGTTCATAATGTATCCAGTATTTAATTCAAACGGAATCTCGATTGTGTCAAACCAGGTGCCTGTATTTGACATCCCTGTACTGAGATAAATTTGCATGGCTGCCTTGACTCGATCATTGTCCACATGATTGCGTATGCAATACGGGTGCTGATCTCGCCAGATTGATACATTTGTGAATTTTAATCCAAATTTTGAAAAATCAAGGTGGTTAATTAACTCCCATGTGTAATCTACCAGTCCGTCAGACTCCCATTGTAAGGAGCGTCGTGGCTGAGTTTCTTGCAGATCCAGTATTTGCCATTTGGTTTGTGTTGGCAAACTTGTTAACACGTACTCAAGTTCAGATTCTGAAAATATATTTTTAATGTGATACAGATCAGATTTTAACAATGTTGCAGAGTCTAACGCATGTTGATTCATAATTTAAAATGGAATGTATGAATTACTAGACAAAGACCAAATTAGATTCTTCTCTGGTGGGCTGTCCAATAACAAAATAAATTTGTCAACCATGGCTGTGTACGATTCAGCAGAGTCCATGTGTCCAGGATGTAATAATTTAATATTGTGCCCGTCAAAGTTTTTTTTATAACAAACAAAATTCAGCAACATTTTTTCTGTGCTGTAATGAATGTATAAATTGTTTTTACTACCGCCATATGTACCAAGACCGCTGGTAAACACCCAAGCTGTTTTGTATTGAACTGTATCTAACAGTTTGGACACACTGTCGGCCACAATGCCAGCTTGACCAAAGGTTGTTGCATTTCCTTTGGTCAATACAATTAAGTTGTCAACGGACATGTTATCAAACTGAACAAAATTTGGTTGTAATAAATCAAATTGATGTCTGTTTAGATAAATGCCCGGTAACTTGTGTTCTAGCATTTTACCAAATTTGCTGGAACTGCCTAACACAAGATTGTTCATCCAGTTTTAATCTTTCCCAACAACTGTTTGAGCTTGGCACTTTGTACATCGGCTGTGACTTTTTCTGCTGCCTCGGGTTTTAATTCCTTGCCTCCGGACTGATATTCCCAAGCATGTGTTCCTGTGGGCTTTTCCCACTTGGTAGATGTTGTGCCAGTTGACTCAGCATCAGCCAATTTGACTTGACTACGAGCTTTGATACTATCCATTAGTGAACTTTGCGGCTTATTATAGCCTGTGCCTTCATCGCCGCCTTCGTCTGTAATGCGCATGGTTTCAATGTTGTATTCCAGGTCAATCTTTTGTCCAACACCTGTTGAACTACGACTTTTCATACACTGGATCTGATACTTGCCACGTTCTTTCATGGCGCGACTTGTAAAGATACCAAACACGTTGTCAGCAGTGTTGATCTTACTAATACCACCTGAAATGTGCGAGTGATCAAACTCAATCTCTTCCACGGCACTACGATTCAATTGCGATGCTGTGACCATTAACACTCCCAGTTCCTTGGCCAAGTTACGCAGTTCCTCACTCACATACTTGTCTTTAACAAACAAGTCGTTGGGACTGACCTTTGCACTCACTGGCATCAGCAAGTCTAAATAGTCAATCATCATAAAGTCTACCTTGATTCCAGTTTGGATCTGTACTTCTTTAATGTAACTTCTAATGTCATTGATGTTGCTTTGTGCCGGCAATCCTTTCACACGATACTGCCCAGACTTCTTACCCACAAGCATGACCTTCATTGTGGTTGTGTCAATGTCCTTGCGAATGTCCTTGGTACTCATCTGCGTTAACATAGCATCTGTACGCAAACTGGTGAGCTCTTCACTAAGTTCTAGCGTAATGTACACACCACTTAGTCCCTGTTGCAGCCAGTTTAGAGCAATGTTCATCATGACCAAGGATTTACCCGAGCCTGATCCACCTGCAAAGATGTTGAGTTCGCCACGACTAAATCCACCATACAGCAGTCGATCCAGTTGTGGCCAGCCTGTTGATACTTGTCCACCCGAGTTGAAATACTTGTTGATACGTGCCGCAGGGTCAGCAAAGTAGTCTGTGCCCATGTCTTTGGTTAGCGATATTTGTACTGCATCCTTGATTAGTTTTTCAATAGGATCAAAGTCGCCAGCCTCTAATAGATCTGCTGCCTTTAATACAGCACGTTCAATTTCTTGTCGTTTAGTAAACGATTCAAACTCGCCCATAAACCAATCAAAGTGCCCTTCGTTCAAGTCAGGCACAGGTTGTAATTTGATTCCTGTGGTAGCACTAATTTGCAGACGGTCTGGCATGGTCTTGTGCTTGTCTGAATGTTCTTTAATAAACTCGGCCGCTGGCCTTAGGCTTTTATCAAAGTTTTCTGGTTTGTAAATGTTGGCAACACGCACATACGCTGTGGCGTCTTCTAACATCATTTCTAAAAATAGTTTTTGGACTTCAAGTCCGTAATCTTTTAGCAAGTTGTTTCTTCCTTATTTCTATCTTGATTTTACTTGTTTCTCTTGATTGCATTATAGTCAGCAAGGTACCAAGTCGACCCAACTCTACCACAGCATCGTTTATATCTTTAACGTGCGCAGGCCAGTTGGGTATGCTCACAGCCCATCCTAGTTCTACAGCACGATCAATTAGTTCTAGGCCAGCCACATCTTGGTCTGGCACTACTGTTATTTGTTTTCCTAGACTGCGTATGAGTCTAGCCTGTCCATCGCTGATGGTGTTGTGCATCACGGCAAGGCCTCCAATGCTGAGTGCATCAAAGATACCTTCCATTACTAACGCATGGTCCCAGGCTTTGTTTTGTAGATCTGTGCCAAACACGTAGTTAGGTTGGCTGTCGGATATGTACTTAGGCGTTTTGTTGTCGAGAAATCTACATGTATAACCCACAATCTGGTCATTGTGGGTAAATGGAATTATCACATGTGGTCTGGTCCAGTGGATGCCATCGTTTTGTATCTGCACCATGACAGGAAAGTCTTCTGGAACCTTCCTTGAACGCACATAGTCTCTGTAGTTGCCTTCATCAGTTAGCAGTTCCGCAAACGGTGGCAGGTCACGTTCTTCAAACTCAA